TTATAAAGGATTTGGGGATTGAGCAGACCTTTTACGTTGACCAAGATACACACACGTTCAAGGGCAGAAAGCATACTATGTCGCTTACTCTTAATTGGGCGAATGATATTTAAGGAGGGATATAATGGGACCAACAAGTCTTAAAGAGGCGTTTCAAGGAATGGTGCCGACATCGGCCGAGTTGTTCAGAGGTGAGGTAATATCGGTTTCACCTATTACGATAAAATCCGAAACTGATGATAAGCTCGTTCTTTCTGATACGCTTCGCATCCCGAAACATTTAACAGTGCAGCAGTTTCCTTGTAGCATCACCAGCGGAGCTGTGTCGGTTTCAATGACCGGTGCGCATTCACACGGCATTTCAAGCCTTACGATAGAGGGGACAATTACGATTGACAACTCCCTCAAAGTCGGAGATAAGGTTTATATGCTTGCGGTGAGCGAAAGCAAACTGTATTACGTACTGGATAAGGCGGTGTAATTTGTGAATAATACTTACATTTCAATCCCGATTACAGGGATTACAAAGAAAGAAACTCCGCCTACACGTACCTACGCCCTTGATTTGGATAAAGGAAGAATTGAGGGATTTGTAGATGGTTTAGAAGCTTGTCAGCAGTTTATACGCAAAGCGTTGATTACGCCTCGGTTTAGGTGCTTGATTTATAACAACCAATACGGCTCTGAAATAAAGCAGGCAATCACAACAGAGGATGCGTCTCCTGCGTACGTTGCGGCAGAACTGCCGAGAATCGTCAAGGATGCCATTATAAATGACGATAGAATAATTGACGTGGATACTTCGGCATTCACGTTTGAATTTGTCGAGGATGGCGTCTATGTAGATTTTGACGTGCAGACCATCTACGGAAATTTGAAAGTGCAGGAGGTGTTAAGCGGTGTTGTTTGAGGATAAAACCTACGAAAAACTCTTACAAAAATGCTTGGATAAAGCTCCAAAAGGTATTGATACAAAACAAGGCAGTATTTTCTATGATGCCTGTGCGGCAAAATGTTTGTTATTGGCAGAGATTTATGCTGACCTTGATATTGTAATCGAAGGTTGCCATATAAACAGTGCAGTCGGCAGAGACCTTGACGATTGCGCGGCGGACCATAGCGTTTATCGTAATGCTCCCATCAGTTTGAAATGCAGAGCCGTTTTTGTTGGAACAACCCCTGCTCCCGGAAGTAGATTTTTCTGCAATGATGTTTTCTTCACGCTGAAGGATAATCTTGCAGAGCTATATCCGAACGATGAAGAACTCCTTGCCGGAGGACCTTTGTATATAGAGGCAGAAATAACCGGCACAGCGGGAAATGTCGTAAGAACAGGAGATACGCTTGTTCCATATACAGATGTTGACGGCTTAATATCTGCGACAGTTGGAGAAATTATCGTTTTAGGAGCTGATGAAGAGGACGACGAGAGCCTTCGTGAAAGACTACAAAACAAAATTGGAGGACCTTCCGAAAACGGAAACAAGCACCATTATAAAACGTGGTGCGAGGACTGTGAGGGTGTTGGCTTTGCAAAGATATTCCCCCTTGTAAGAATTGCAGATGGTGCAATTCAGACAGGCATACCGAATTGGGTAACCGGTGTATTGCTTACTGACGAAGGTCGTGCAGTCGGCGACGCCACAGTTGAGCTTGTGCAGGAGTACATAGACCCCGACCAATTAGGATTGGGTGAAGGCGAAGCGAATTTAGGTGCTCATTTTGCCGCAGAAAAAGCCACAGAATTAGATTTTGATATCTCGGTTAGTGTAGAGTTGGCAAGCTCCGCATATACGCTTGAAGACGTTAAAACCGACCTTTCTGAAAGGCTGACCGATTATCTGAAGTCTGTTGCTTTGGAGGAAGTTGTTTTCGTTAATGGAATTCCAAGCAATACGACAATCAGAGTAAAACAAATCGGATCTCTTTTTTCACAGTCAGAAAAGATTATCGATTACGACAATCTTTTAATACGCATTGGCGATGAAGAATTTGCTAATGCAAACATTGACATTTCTCCGCATTGTATCGCTGTCCTCAACGATATAAACGTAACAGAAATGAGTACGTAACGGAGGGATGTGAATGAATTTAAGTAGTTATGAAAGAATACTGAGATTTGTTCCTGTTTTTTTCCGTGACATCTTTGAAATGGATTCAATATACCGGGTTGACGGTGAAATGGTTGACGAGTTAATCTTGAAAATCAACATAGTGAAAGCGAATCGTTATATATTATCAGCTGACGAAGAAACAATTTCGGAGTTAGAGGCTTTTCTGGGATTGGAAAGCGATAGTGATTCCACACTTGATGATAGGCGAAATCTGCTCGTTTCATATTTTACCGGCTTCGGAAAACTGTCTGCAACTACCATAAAAAGCATAATCAAGTCGCTGTCCGATGCAGATAGTGAGGTTACATTCCTTCCGGCCGATAACGCTGGGAACAATTGTCTGAATATCAATATTTTTAACCCGTCTTTCAGTTACCGATTAGATAATATCGTCAAGGTATTGTCTAAAAGAATACCGGGACATATATGGTATAAAATCAGAATTCAGCACGAAAAGAAAGCAACCTCATATATCGGTTTTGCTTTGCAGGGTGGCTCGACAGTAAGAATGACCGTTGCTGGCATAGACCCCAACGATTACAATTGGCTTATTGATGAAATTGGAAACCTCTTACTGGATGAAAACGGACTAATTCTCTTGGATTAAGGAGGTAAGAAATGATATCAGTAGCTCCTACCATAACAGAAGCAGGAAGAAACCTACAGATTAGAGCGATTGCAGGCGAAACAATAACCTTTACTCGCTTTAAGATAGGAAATGGTGAATTAGCGGACATCGATATTTCTGCTTTGGTAGATTTAATTAACCCCCTTGTTGAGTTTTCTATCAACGAAATAGACACGTCTTCATCGGGATACGTAAAACTGACGGGCAAATTCGACAGTACGTATATAACAAGTGATTTCCGTTGGAGAGAGCTTGGCATCTTCTGTAAAGGTGAGGATGATATAGAAGTGCTTTATGCGTATTCCAATGACGGAGAAAACGCCGGTATGTTAAAGGCTAACTCTACGGAGGTAGTCGCAGAACAGACCGTCGCTCTTGTTATTGCTGTCGGGGATGCTACAAGTGTTACCGCTATTTTGTCAGAATCGGTTTTGTATGCTGCTAAAACAGATTTTGACGCACACGTTGCAGACGGAGAAAACCCTCACAATGTAACCAAAGAACAGGTTGGATTAGGGAATGTTCCGAATGTAACAACAAACAACCAGACGCCAACATACACTCTGCCGCAGGTGGATGAAGAACTTGTAAGCGGTGAAAGACTTGGAACGGCTTTCGGTAAAATCGCAAAAATCGTTAAGAGCTTTATTTCACATATCGGAAACAGAGCAAACCCACACGGATGCACACCTGACAATGTCGGAGCGGCAAGCAAGGAACATACTCACTCGGCGGCAGATATCAACACAGGCACTTTAAGCCCTCAACGTGGTGGCACAGGTCTTTCTTCTCCAACGACAGGAGGCTTGTTAAAGTCGAATGGCTCAAATCCCTGTTCTTCTCTTCGTGGTACCGGTGCATTATATTCCGCTTCTGCCGGCAATCCTGTTTTTGGAACATTACCTGCATCAATGGGCGGCACAGGTGTCACAAGTATGGCTTCGCTCCGAAACAATCTCGGAATAATTTCCGTAGGAGAGTACACGGGTAACGGCTCATCGTACCAATTTATCAATCTTGGTTATAGACCTAAGTTTGTTAAGGTAATCTGCGACAACGCACAAACGAGTACAGTTTACAACGGATTTGCGGTTGATGGAATGAATGATGTTGTTAGCACATCGTATCTTTACACAGATGTAAGCTCAAGTCCATCGAGTTATTATCACTACATCAAAGTTGCTATAGTAAGCAACGGCTTCTATGTGTGGTATTGCTCGTCAAGCTCGCATCCACACACAAACGTAAATGGTTATAAATACCACTATGTTGTAGGTAGATAGGAGGTGATACTGTGGCAACAACAAAATTAGCTGAAAAGCCTGTCGTTACCAATCTTGATGATGATGTGAGAATTTTTATCACAACAAAGGAAGATGTCGAAGGTGCAGAAGTCGATTCTATCCGTAGAACTACGTTTGAAGCATTTATCGGAATGCTTCGTCAGCATGGGATTGACGAAAGCCATTTTGACGAGCTGCGTTTCAATGCAGATACAGGAAAATTACACGTGCTCTGCGACGGCGAGGATGTTATTCCTCCCTGTTATATCGGGAGGTTTGCAGAGGTTGACGAAAACGGAGTTATCCCGGAAGAGAATTTGCCTTGCTTTAACAAAAGCAGCACGTTATTTGCAAACGGCGCACCTCTTTATGGTACCCGATTTGTTGATGTATCCGAAAACGGAGAAATCATTATCCGTGAAGACGGCAGCGGTGATTATTTGCTCACTGTCTTGGAAGACGGAACGGCTATGGCGATCAAAGTAAAAACTCACGTTTTAGACACTCTTGAAAGTGATAGTGAAGATGATGCTCTATCGGCAAAACAGGGAAAAACGCTCGGCGGGTGGATAGGAAAAGTAGCAGAACTGCTTACAACGGTAAAAACAAACGTTGTAGGAGCAATCAATGAATTGTTCGAAAGCATAAATGCTCATAAAAACGCCACAAACAACCCTCACGCAGTTTCAAAATCACAGATAGGGTTAAGTAATGTCGATAACGTGAAACAAGCCGCAAAAAGCGATTTCGAGGCACACACAGGCAACAAGAATAATCCTCATAGTGTTACAAAGTCGCAAATCGGACTTGGTAATGTCGATAATACCTCCGATGAAGAAAAAGAGGTGTTGTCTGCAACAAAATTGAAGAACGCCAGAACTATCAACGGAGTATCCTTTGACGGAACTGACAATATCACAATTGAGGATCCGACAAAAATCCCGCTTTCGCAAAAAGGAGCAGCTGACGGAGTGGCTGAGCTTGATACAAAAGGAATTGTCCCGGATGAACAATTGCCGAATTACAACAAAACACCGAATGTTTATGTTGATGGCAAACTTATTTATCCTGTGGCTCTTTTCGATGTTGACGGCGAAGGCTCTTTTTATTTGCGTGAGGATGGCAGTGGCGACTATCTTCTTTACATTCCTCTTGATGGTATTCCGAGGCTTAAATACATCGGAAATGTCGTCACAGATGATGTAACCGGTGTAAGCTACAGTTTCGCTATCTCAAATGGTGAGGCTGTCTTAAAACAAATAATATAAAAATTGGAGGTAATTTTTATGAACAAGAAAAAGTATGCACAGTTAGACGAAACCGGCAGAGTGAAATTTGCTATGTTTGCGTCTGACGAAGAAGCAGCAAACGCAGGCTTTTTGCCGTATGAGGAAACCGAAAAGCCTGAAACTCCCGAAAACGTAATTCCTCACAACTATACACGTTCCTATGAGGAACAGGAAGGCAAAATCGTACTTGTTTGGAAAGCATATCCCAATTACGAGGCGATTAAGCAGCTCAAAGAAAAACTTGCAAGCACAGATTACAAAGTAATCAAGTGCAACGAGGCTTCTCTGCTTGGCTCTCCTTTGCCGTATGATATGGCAGAAGTGCACAGGGAAAGACAGGAAATCAGAGACGAAATCAACAGATTGGAGGCGTGTGAATAATGGATATCAAGTTAATGACACAGGCGGATGGTAACAGTTTGAGCAATCTTGTGTTACCTCCAAACAATGAGCTTATCGTGGATGACCTCGGTAAGCCTTCCGTAATGGTTAAAATCCCGAAATTTACCTATGCAGATTTAGGACTTTCAGGAAGTGGCACACATCCCGCTTTTATCGTCAACGGAAAAGAAGTGCCGTATATCTACATTTCAAAATATCAGAATATTGTAGAAAACGGCAGAGCATATTCGCTCCCGTACCAGAGACCACATCACACAGTGAATTTCGATGAGGCAAAAGCATTCTGTGAAGCGAAGGGTAAAGGATGGCACCTTATGTCAAATGCTGAATGGGCGGCAATTGCTCTTTGGTGTAAAAAGCACGATTGTATGCCTTATGGAAACAACAACTACGATTACGGTGATTATTACAACACCACAGACAAAGGTGCTCCTATGCCTGAAAAAGTATATTGGGATCCTTCAAATCCGAACGAAGACGAGTGCGATTTGATTCCTTACACCGCAACAGGATCCGGTCCGAAGAATTGGTTTCATAACAACGATTTTTCGGGCATTGCAGATCTTAACGGCAATGTGTACGAATGGGTGTCGGGTGTAAGAGTAAATGCCGGAGAACTCCAGGTAATTCCGAACAACGATTCTGCTATGGGTGTTGACGAAAGTGCGACAAGCGAACTTTGGAAAGCAATATCCCAGGCAGGCGCTTATGTTGCACCTGGAACAAGTGGAGCGATTAAATTCGGCTCTGGCGGAATCACAACAGACGGACAATTCAAATCCGCTACTGCTGCAAGCGGTGTAACAATTCCTACTCTTGTAAAGGCTCTTGCATTATTCCCGAACGATGCAGCTGATACATACAGGGATGATTACTACTATGTAAGCACATCTGGAGAGCGCCTGTTCTATCGCGGTGGCATCTTCAACGACCACGGCGACGCGGGCGTGTTCTACTGCGACGGCGGCGGTCGCTCGTCGGCGTACGACTATCTCGGTTTCCGCTCCGCTTTTGTAGAACTGTAATCTGGTTACTGTGTTCTGTTATCCCCGCCGATAGGCGGGGATTAGATTTTTAAAATTAAAATAACGTATTCCGTTATTTTATAACAAAAAGCAGATTACAGAACAAAATAGTGTTATAATATAACAAGTCATATTGAAAGAGGTGGTTAAGATTGAGGAATTAAAAATCCTACAAAAAATCTACGATATGACAAAATATGGTTATCAAGCATTGGCTCAATATCCGAAATCCGAGAAATTTGCTTTGGTGGTTGATATAA